TAACATATCAATACGCCTTGCTTCAATGTCCATAACAAGTTTAATTGCTGTTGTTTTTGCGCTTAGGTTGGCTGTAGTGTTTGCATCTTCAATAACCTCATAGGCTTTATTAATTAGTTTTGTGTAATGTGCATCAGCGCCAACAAGTGCTTCTTTTGCACGAGCGCGAATAGCATCGTTTGCAGATGCCATAACTCGCCATTCATTTAAATGAGCAACAACTCTGGTGCGTGGAATATCAAGTTCTTTTGATATTCTTGTAGGATCATTGCCTTTTAAATATTCCTCAACTACTTTATTGATTTCATCAAGGTGTTTGACAAGCTCAATTTCAGTATCCGCCATATTTGCCTTCTATTCTGTTAATTTCATCCTGAATATAAAAAATTGCTTTCTTTAGGTCTTCAGTATGAGTTTCTTCATTTTTTAGTCCTGCCCTCCATAAATATTTAAAGGCATTACCAATGTTAAAATTACGATGACGAGTAATCTGAATGCATTCAACACCAGAAGGATCTGATGTATAGTGAACAGGGTGATTTACTTGATCTACTACAATATTAAACTTTTCGCTCATCGTTTTGACTTCCTTAATCCAAATTTTGCAAGGTATACGTAGATTGTTTCTACACTTACTCCGCACTCTTTTGCTATATCTTCTGGACTTTTTTTATCCATATGATATCTTTTCTTAAGCCACATTTCACTCTGATACATTTTAACACTCATAGTTACTCCTTGTCAAATCCCACTGCTTTTTCCCAATTGTTTATAGCCCAATGACCTATTCCACAAGCATCTGCTACGTCATTATCTTGTATTTTTTTATCATATATAACATTCAATAGTTTAACTGTTCTTTGTTTTCTAAAATTTCTTTCATAAGATTTGTACCAGGAATGAGATTTATTTGGGTTAAGAGATCTTATTTGTAACTGTTCTTCTTTAGATAATTTTTTGTTACCAAGATAGTTTTGCCATGTTATTGGCGATACCCTGCCAATTGTAGATATACCAATTAGTCCTGCACCGCCAAGAATTGCTCCCTGAACCAAAGCAAGATCTGCTGCAGTTTTGGGGGAATTCATAAAAACAGTATGTTCAATAACAATAGTCTTAATCATGTTATAGTGATTAAATAAAGCCTTTGTCTTAGCAGTAGCATCTATAACTTTTTTATATATATTGCTACCTTCAAAGTTTATTTTTCCATAACCTGTTAAAGTTTTGTGAGTATAAAATGCAAAAGCAAGACTGTTAGTGCTAGCATCTATGGCACAAATATGCGTTGGTTGATTAGTTGTCTTGCTCATACTCAATAATTCCTTTTAGCTCCTTTAACATTTTTTCTACTGCTTTTTCATGCACATTACAATTAGTACAAAATCCAGAGTCGTTATAAATTGAAAGTTGTGTTCCACATCCACCAAGGCATATTCTACGCTTACCTATTCTTTTTTGTCTACGTGTTATTTGATATCTTTCTGTAATTTTTGCTTTTGTAGCTTCATCTCTACAAGATTCGCTGCAGTATATCTGATAAGTTACCTTGGGTTTAAATTTAGCGTCACATCTTTCACATTGTTTCACGCAATTCCTCCAGTGAAGAAATCTTCACCACTCCCGCACCAGCCTCATCACATGCTTTTTGAACAGGACAACCTTTGCATATTTTTGAATTAGATCTATAATTCTTGATTGGAAATTCATTTTTCATCCAACTTGCTCTTACAGTTTTCATCCATTCAAATGCATTATTAATATATTCACGATAATAATCATTTACCTCAATTAATATTGGAAGTAGTTCATGATTATTTTTGTTTTCATACAAAATAATTCCACGTTTATGTCCAAGAATTTTCATGTATATTAACGTTTGAAGAATATGATCTTTTTTAGCCTTGCCAGTATTCTTACGATACTCAAAACCCTCATTTGGAATAGTCTTAATTTCTAGAATAACTTCCTCGTCGTTCCAATTAAGAATAGCATCTCCATAACCAAATATTGGTGGATTCTCGTTAGATATCTTTAGTTCTGTTGTGTCGCAGATCTTTCCAGTCTCTTTATCTTCTCCTTGAAAAACCTTGGCAATGCCAGAATTGATAAGTGCCTCTTGGATTCTTTTGTGTCCATAGGTACCATTAGTTCTATTTGCAACACCAGACGCATCAGACTTATCTTCGTATACCGCTCCAGAAAATGCTAGATACCAATATCTAGGGCACTCCCCATGAGAATAAGATATGATAGATGGAGCAAATGTTTTCTTTGTCTGATGCTTTGGTTTATTCTTTACAATATAGCCATAATTAATCTTTGCCACAAGACCATCTAAACTAAAACTGCTTTCTTTTTTCTTTGGCTTAGGTTCTGCCTTTACCATTACCTGCCTTAATAAGTTTTTTGTCATATATACCTTTTTATCTATTATATCAGTTAGCGTATCGTATACTTAAGAGCAGATACTAAATTATTAATTGCTTCTGCAGCGGTATAGTAAATGTTCTTCTTGCCTCTGTCATTCTTGTCAACATTGGCCATCCACGTAGCCCTAAATGACATTTTTGCTGCAATAGCCTGTAGCCTAACGATCTCAACAGTGGCTACATTTAATGGAATGTCTGGTTTTAAGATTAGTTTGGCAATAAACGTCAGGGCAGTAGTAAGTTCTTCATCTTGCATATACTCTGCAATTTCTGTCAAACCATTAACTTGTTCTAATGTATTTTTATGTGTCGTCTCTGTCATATTTCTCTTCCCATGTTAGTTGATCTAGTAAGTCAAACTCTATTAGTGCTAGGCGGGTCTTTTTATTTCCCTCGCCCAAAATAATAACAACTGCTGGAGATTTATCTTTGCCAGCCTTAAGAGCATCTGTTACTGCCTTGGCCCATATGTTTTGATTGATAGTAAAAGATTTTTCTGACTCCTTAAAATCAATAACAAAACTACGCCATGTAGCATCGCCTTTCTTGTTATTGCGACCAGAATTCTTGTGCTGTTTAGCACCGATTCTTTTACTTTCATTCTTCTCGCTCATAATCCTTTTTCTTTTTGTATCCCACCTTACAAACCTGAACCTCTGATAAATGTTTCTCAGAACACATCCAAGACCCCATACCAGTTTCTGAATAAACCCTTATGGTACGAACCTCTTTACCACAAGTTTTACACCAAAACTTACCTTTATAAACTGTAAACTTATTAGACATTTGCCAACTTGTTTTTAAGCATATTTTGTAAGTCTGGATCTTCTTTAACACGATTAACAAGACCATCTCTGCCTTGAACTTTGGTGCCGTCTTCTAGTTGATACCACGCACCAGTTCTATTAACCAAGCCAGCAAGTTCAGCGGTATCAACAAGATCGCCAATAGTATCAACGCCAAGATTGTCACCTCTAAAATAGAAATCATACTCACCACTTTGGAAGGCAGGCGAAGTTTTAGAAAACTGTAATTCCCAACGAACTTTGCGACCAATCTTTTCCTCAATAAGTTTATCTCCAACATGTATCTTACCCTTGATCGCCTGATTATCCGATTCAGACGAAAACAACTTTATAACGGTAGACGAATAAAACTTTGTGGCTTGTCCACCTGTAGGTTGTTGACTTGTATACATTGCATTAATATTATTTCTAGATTGTGATATTAACAAAAGCAATGTAGGCTTTATCTTATTATTAGCATAGTTAAGCATCTTCCACGCATTGCTAAAGTCACGAGACTCTGCACCAATCTGTTTAGTGTTCTCAAGTTGCTTAAGTTCTGTAGAGTCTTTCTCAAAATAAATAGCAGGAAGCAAAGATGTTATTGAATCAACAACAATGATATCAACACCAGCCTCAATCAGGTTTACTCCAACATCAACCATTTCATTAATAGTGCGAGTCTGAGAAATAATTAATTTAGATATATCTACACCTAATTTTTCTGCCCAAATCTTATCGTATGACATTTCTGCATCAATCCATGCACAAACCTTGCCTTCTTTTTGTGCTTCAGCAATTACTTGTAAACAAAAAGATGATTTTGCACTTGACTTGCTACCCCATACCAAAACCTGTCTACCATATGGCAAACCACCATAAAGTGCACGATTTAAACCAAAACTAGGAGTTACTGCATACTCAGTGTTTAGAATTTCATCTCCAACAAGAATGTTCTTTCTTAGTTTAGGATTTAGCTGTGCTAATACTTCTTCAACTGTAACTGTCACTAGAATCTTACTCCATGCTTCTTTGGTCTATGTGTATTACGTTCCATCTTTTCTTTAATTGCATAATCTAGTGACTTTTTTACATACCCCGCTTCAGCCATACCAGCATAAAGATCAAGGGTACGAATAATAATATCTGCAAACTCATCTGATATTTGCTCTGGATCCATTTCTTTACGAACTGCTTCCATAGCCTCTGACACTTCAGATACAATCATCATCATCTGTTTTGCTAAAAATATTTGGTCTGGAGCTATATCCCAAAAACCTTTATCTACTGCGGTCTTATGTATTTCTTCTGCTAACTCATCAAACATTTACTACATCCTCCATTATTCTAGTTCCATCTTTTGTTTCTTTAAATTCAAATTTATAAACATTTCCTGGTTGAACATGCATGTAGGCTTTTGCAAATGCAGTTGGAAATACCGTTATTGCATGTAATTCTCTACCAGCATCTGCAAGAGTAAGAGATGCCATTTTCTTTCCAGCCTTTGTTACTCTTGGTTTGAAAGATACTACATAATGCTCACCTTCTTTATATGGAAGCATCTTATAATTTAGAAATTTTACTAGGGCATCTTTAGATTGAGATATTTCATCAACTGGAACTGCAGATACAATCCTATTATCATTTGCAAGAACAATATAAGTACGACCTGCTTCAATAGTGGTATTTTGATCATCAAATATACCGACAGACCCAGTCTTGTCCAAAACTTCAATTCTTGACCAACCCTTTGCTCTCTTAATTGATTTTACCATGCCCATCAATATGAAAGCACCTTTTTCTTCGTACTCTTCAATATCATTTATGTAAGCGTAGTAATGTTGTGGTATTTGCATATTAAACTCTGGAAGATTAAGGTACTCATAAACATTTTCTCTTACTTTGTCTTGATTTGATACATTGTCTGGAAATGTAAGAGCGCCTACAGAATTCATCGCTTGTAAAGCACGACTATTTACACCATTACCTTTTGTAAAAGTAAACTCTTCTACTTCTTTAAAAGATTTAAAGGGTCTTGCTGCAATGTAACGTTCTGCAATCGTGTTAGATATCCACTTAATTGCAGACAAACCAAAACGAATACCTTTGCCTTCAATCTTAAAATCAATATCAGATTCATTAATATGTGGCAACCTAATAGGAATACCCATCCGCTTTGCTTCAATTAGATATTCTGTTCTTGCATCTTTGTTCTTCTCATTTTTGAGAAGCGCAAACATAAACTCTAGCGGATAATAGTATTTGAGCCACGCTGTCCAATACGAGACAGTACTGTAAGCAACGGCATGTGATTTATTAAACGAATATCCCG